GCTCACGGCATGCAGCAAGCAGCAATTCGCGCCGGCATGCCTGAGTATCACCCGCAAACACTTCCGGGACGTGTCGCAGAAGCAACAGGCGAGCTTACTGGCGGCTCTTTGGCGGGACCTGGCGGCATTGGCACCAGACTGGCCGCAGGCGCATTGGGCGGCCTTGGCTCTGGCATTGCAGGCGAACTGACGCGCGGCACAAAGTATGAGATGCCTGCCCGCCTTCTTGGCACGCTTCCTGGCGCTGCAGGCGCGGCAGGAATTTCTAAACTTCTTGAAGCACGGGCTGCGCCGGCTGTTGCGGAGCGCGCTAGTAAAATTGCGGGACAGGTTGCACGCGAAGCTTTTGCTGAGCCTGAAAAGGCGGCGTCGCGCCTAGAGACTGAGTTAACGCTACAAGGCCAGCCAGGTCGTTACGTCGAAGAAGTGCAGCCAACAACTGCGCAAGTCCTTGGCGGTGGTGAGGCAAAGGCGCTTGAGACCAGACTAGAAGGCATGGGCCGCAAGGAAGGCGAGGAGGATATTGCGCGACGCAAGGCGCAAGAGGCTCGCTCGCTTGAGGCGACAACTGCCGCGGCTCCTCGCGTTCCTGGTGAAGTCGGCACACACATTAAGCCAGTCGACATGGAGACCGCCGCCGGCCTTCCTCCGTCCTTAAACCCACAAGGCGACGCGGCAATACAAGTTAAGAATGTTGTGTCTGCCCTGGAGAAGCAAAAAGCAGAAGCAGAGAAGACCGCGTGGGCGCATCCCGGACTTCAGTCTGCCGCGATCTACAAAACAAAAACGATGAATGAGCTCGCCGACTTCATCAATTCAATGTCGCCATCAAAGCGTAAGGCTCTCGACGCTGACGCCATGTCTGTCGTTGAGGCTCTTAGCCAGACTGAAGGCAAAAACATTCCTCTCTTACACTTCCAGGATCTTCGCTCGCAAATACTTTCTGCGGCGCGCAGTGCTGGCGAGAAGGGTGATTATTTTACGCAACACGCGAATAACGAAGTGGCGGCAAAGCTTGCTGAAATGCTCAACAACGAGAAGAATATTCTCTTTGGTGACAAGACAGGTGCTCAGCGTAATGCGTGGAACACGGCTCGCGCCGCGACAAAAGATTACCACGACACATTTGGCCCAAAGTTCCTGTCTGAGCTTGTGGCTGATATGCAAGGCGGCGGCGAGCGTATCGCGGGTGAAGCTGTTTTTGATAAAATGTTTTCAGGACCAAATGCCGCGCAAAACTTGCGTATGGTCCGCGAGCTCCCTGGCGTTAACATTGACGAGCCCACAACTAATTGGGTTATTGGCAAGCTCACGAAGAACGGAACGAACTTTAATGTGACGCCAAAAGACGTTCAGAAATTTATTTCTGATCCTAAAATGGCGTCAGTGATTGACGAAATTCCTGGGTTGCGGGGAAGAGTGGAGAATATTGCGCAACGTGCGGGAGAAAGTGTCGAGGCAGCGCAAAAGCGTCAATTGACTGAAGCATTCCAGCGCGAGGCAGACAGTAATAATCCAAAGCGCTTGTCTAACTTTCTCGACAGAAATAAAGACAAGATAAAGGACATTGCCGCGGGCGATCATGACCTACAAAATTACATTGACGCCTTGCATCGTTCGTCAAAGGTTGTGTCTCAGCTTCCTCATGGCAATCTGACAAGCACGAAGACGTTAGACAAGCTTGCAAACAACAACATTATGTCGATCCTTTACGGCAGGGCTACTGGCGCAATACCTGACGTGGCCGCCGCGGCTCTTCTTGGTCACATAGCTGAGGGCGTGTCTACCGCGGCAAGCGGTGCGCCATTTGGCGCTGCCGCGGCTCGGTTTCTGGGCGTCGGCAAAGGTCTTACCGCGCCAATTGTTTCTGGCATGAACTCATTCCTGTATGGGACGACAAAAGACGCCGCAATGAAGCTTCTGCAAGAGGCGATGCATGACCCTAAGCTAATGGCTCAGCTAATGCGCAAGCCGTCACCTGAGGCGTTCTCTTCTTTGTCTGGCGCAATTGCTAAGGTGGCAGAAGAGACAGGCAAGACAATTCCGCAGGTTGGCTATCCAGCCGCTATTGAGCAAGCCGGTCAGCCCCCTCGCTTACAGAGAAAAGCTGGCGGACGTATTCCCGGAGAAATGACGGCGGACATGCTAATGAAAGCAGTCGACCGGTCTAGAAAGCGCATAAACGACGGCACGAAGCAGATATTAAACGCGCCTGACGAGCACGTCGTTAAGGCTTTAGAAGTAGCAAACAGACACATCTGAGGAATGCAATATGACCACTACAAATAAAAATCTTAATCAGCCGACGCTTAATTCTCAGTCATGGAACGTCCCGCTAAACGATAATTTTGGTTATATTGATAAGGCTCTTGGGTCTACTGCCCCTATATATCTTAGCGGCTTGACAGATTATACAATGAGCACATCAGAGGCGCAAAATTTAATTGTTTCTATTACTGGAACTATCGGAACAAGCTCATCTCCTGGTAACGTCAATGTAAAGCTTCCAGATAATATTGGCGGATTTTGGATTGTCATTAACGGAACAAGTGACAGTGTTTCAGGAACAAATAACACGGTTACATTTAAGACAACGTCAGGGTCAGGCGTTGTCGTAACACGCGGTTATGCAACTATTGTTTATGACACTGGGTCATCTGCAGCAGTCGGAAATGTTCTTAATGCATTGTCTGACCGCCTATCAATTGCTGGCGGAACTCTTATTGGCAATCTTATTGTCGGCGCTAGTTCAACGTCTGGATCTACATTTGTCGTCAACAATACTGGCGCAGCAAATGCTCTTGTTGTTAGCGGTGGCAGCGTTTCAACAGTAGGAAACATAACAGCATCAGGCAATGTTACCGCCTATTCTGATCAAAGATTAAAAGAAGATATACGCACAATAGATGACGCAATTTCTATTGTTAAACAGCTTCGTGGCGTTAGCTACATTAACAAGTCAACAAAAGCGCCCGGTGTTGGTGTTGTTGCTCAAGAAGTATTGGACGTTCTGCCTGCGGTTGTTCATCACGATGATAATGGTTTTATGCATGTTGCGTATGGTAATATTATCGGCGTTCTTATTAACGCAATAAAAGAGCTATCAGTTCGCGTCGAAGAATTGGAGCAGAGTAAATGACATTACCATCAAGTGGGCCTCTTGCGCTTGCTGGGTCTGCATCTAACTCAATAAACAACGAGTTTGGATACGGCACCAATCTTAACGCTTATCGCGGTCTGCTTTATACAAATAGTAGCGCAACGGCTACGTATCCATTTCCAAACTCCAGCAATCCAATATCTTTTGCAAATTTTTATAGCACCAGAAAAATACCGTCTGGATCTGTTACATACGCAAACGGCCAAAGCGGCGGCTTCACAATACCTCCGTATAATTACATCACTATTCAGGTTGCGGGCGCGGGAGGCAGCGGCGCAGGTGGTTACGGAAGTTCTGGGAACCAAGGGTGTCAACCGTCAGCGGGTGGCGTGGGAACAACCGGCGGAACGTCTTATTTTGGGTCAGGCGGTCAAGTTTGGTATCAATATGCGACAGGCGGCGGCGGCGGTAGGACTGGCGCTGGGACTGGTTACGGAATTAATGGAACACAAGGCGGTGGAGGAAGCGCGGGCAGTGGCGGCGCTCACGGTCCTTGTGGATACTGGCAAAACAATGGTGAGTCAGGGTATGCCGGCGGTTACTCATACATCACATTAGCAAATCCGCTTATTGGCGGAAGTGGCCCCTACACTGGAAACGCTTACCCATTTTATGCCGCGCCAGGAACGACAGGCGGCGGCGGCGGGACGGGCGCTGACTACAATATTTATGTAGGATGTTATGCAGCTGGCGGGTGTAATGGATATCAAGGCGGAAGCGGCGGAACTGGTTACGTCACAATATCATGGTATTAGACAATGCACCCGGAGGACATGAATAAAATATACACGCTTCTCCGGGTGTTTGTCGCGTTGCTCATTGTTATTTTTACTGTCAGGTGCTTAAGCGCAGTATTTCACGGCGTATTATCTGCGATCAAGTAGTTTTTCCAATTTAATTCTTGCGGGTATATAGCAACGATCGGCGTGCGGCTTACAGTAAGAACCGCGGTCAACACGTTCGCCGCAATATACTGGCGGCTTGTCGTTTTCTGTTGTTACAATAAATCGGCATGAGTAATAGCTCAGATCAAGCAGTGACACGCCTGTTATTGGTTTGCTAAAGTATTCGTTTATGTCAAAGGCACTTGTTATATCTACTCTGGGCATCTCCATTCTTATCTTTGGCTTTACTTCTATTTTCTTTTCAATCTTTGCCTTCTTCTTTTCTGCCTTCTCTTTTTCGTTATTCCGCCCAGACGCTCTCTCCTCTACAAAAACGCCACTTCTTCTTTGTCGGTGAACAAATCCAAGAATTGCGTTCCTGGTTAAGTTAAGGGCGGTGGCTATTTCGCTGCCGCTACTGCCGGCGTTCCACATTTCTATAATTTTATTTTTAGCTGCGTCGTCGATCATTTCATCACCTTGCTATATATCGATTTCTAACGTATGATGCGCAACATATTGACGTTATTGACAATTCTGTGACGTCCCCTCATGCGCAAATCAAACATTAGTAAGACTTAACCAAAGGTCAATACAGTGGCGCGAGAAATCCCCTCAAAAGATGACCTAAAAAAATTAATTAAATTAATAGAAAGCCTTCTGCAGGAAGGCTGCAAGCCACAAGGCATCCCAACAAATAGCCACGAGCGGACGGCGATATCGACTGCCGCGAAGAAGATGGGCGTCCACGCGCAAACGGTTCACCGAAGACTGGCAATCGCCGAAACAGAATACGGCCTTGAGCCAGACTGGTCTCTTTACAAGGATCCTGCTTCTTCTGGAGAGGAGAAGTCTGCGGAGCACTTAACGGTCCGCCGCTTAAAGGATAAGCTTGCCAGCGCTGAAGCCAGGGCAGCCGCCGCAGAGCGCACTACAATTAGCGCAGAGGCCCTCAGGGAGGGCGTATTTAATCTTACCGCTACTCCACTATACCCTCAGCCCTGGAAGCCATCCAAGGACACTGCGGGACGCGTCAGAAAAGAGGCGCTTATTCTTCAGATATCCGACGTCCACATGGGCGAGTATATCGACAAAGACCAAATGGGCGGCAGGAACTCCTACAGCAAAGAAATATGCGGAAAGCGCTTGCAGAGGCTATTTCAAAGCGTCGTCAAAATGGGCACGGTTCATTGGTCCGGCCCTCCTCCTGCCATCATATACGTTATACTTTGCGGAGATTTAATCTCCGGGGAAATACATGAAGAACTGGCAAAAACCAATGATCTTTTGGCCATTCCTGCTGTGCGTGAGCTTTCTCAGCATCTCATATCCGGTCTGGAGCTTCTACTCTCTTCCTTTGACTGTGAAATCCGTGTCGTCTCCGTCCCAGGAAATCACGGTCGAACGACTAAGAAACCGGAAGCCAAAGGATTTGTTGTCAACTCATATGATACTTTGGTCGCTTGGCTTGTCGAGAGCTGGTTTACTGGAAGACAAACAAAGCGGATATCTTTCTCCGCTCCCATATCTGGCGACGCATTAATCAACATAGCAGGCTGGAATTTTCTCTTCACGCATGGCGACAGAATAGGCAGCCGGGGCGGCATGGGCATGATTGGCCCCTCTGCCACGATCGCCAGGGGCATGCAGCGTATCATACAAGATTATGCATCTGAGCAAGTTGTGGTAGACTGGGTGATGGTTGGTCACTTCCACACTCCTGTGGAACTAGAACAGGGGTTTGCCAATGGGTGTTTATCAGGCCCTTCTGAATACTCTCGCTCTGGCCGTATGCGTAGTCATCCTGCTTGTCAGTGGCTTATTTCCGTTCATCCTGATCACGGCGTTGCTCGCCGCTGGAAACTTGTCGTCGGGACCCCGGATGAGGGAAGTATATATAAGGGAAGGGCGTAAGAAGCGTCCATTTTAAGGGGCAAGTCATGAGTGAGTATGACGACGATGATATCCCAGAGATCGACACGTCAGACGTGGACGAATTTCCGCTAGACGCAGTCGCGGCAAGAGTAATTTCCTTCACAAAGCTTATTGCCTTGGTGGATCACATCAAGCACGACGAAGCGCAGAAGGAAGCGGTCATGATGCTTAAGGCCGTTCGTCGCTCGTTCAAAACAATACCAACGGCAGACGAAATAACGTCAATACCAGGCGGTAAAATAGATAAGTAATTATCTTCAATCAAAATTAAAGTTAATTACAATCCTATTTTGCGTCAAAACAGGTGTGCTGCTTGAGTGATATATGCGACTGTCAAAACAGACAAACCTGTTAGCCTTTGGTTTTATTTTTTGCCTTAAAGTTACTTTTTTGTTTAAAACTTTTACGTAATATTCCTCAGGAGCTCCGTTATAATTTTTATCTAATATCTCATTATACAAGTAAGTATCGCCGTCGCTGTCGTTTATATATAAAAGACCAGTGTATGCCGTTTTATTTCCGTCTACATGAGGGTCGTGTATTAAGTATTTTTTAACGGCAGGTATTAAACCTGCGCGTATCCTAAATACTCTTTTTAAATTTACATCGACACGTTCTGCCATAAACGCTAATGACGCCTCAAGTATTGGCGCAAGTTGAGAATTATAATTATACTCGGCCATAAATAAATGCATAAAACTACCTTGATAAAGGTAGTTATTAATTAGGTCTTTGTCTCCGTATGCGGTTCCTTCAAGATAAAACCACGGCATATTCATCCTGTCATTTATTGAAGATTGTATTTTATTAAAAATAAATTCTGGCAATGCATCGTCTATGACTATTGGTTCAAATATCACTTTGATTTCTCCGTTCGAATAATTTCTAGAACATCCTCAAAATCTACGGCGTAGTGACTAATCTTAAATAAAATATTATTCACGTTAGCAATTTCGTCATGCAGCCTATTGCACTCTGCTTCATAACCAATTGCGTCGTGAGTTATTCTTTCGCTTAATATTTTTACTTCTTCACGAAGCCGCACAATTTCTTCCGCGGCCTCAATCATTACAGGCCCGCACATAACGCGGTAAAGCTTACTCTCTCTCTTGGCCAATTCGTTAAGACGCTTAACAATGTCTCTACCTGGCCAGCTCATTTTCCGTTCCTATTTGGAGTAACACTTTATCACGATTGGCGAAGCAGGTTCGCACTTTACTGGTCGGTATACACCATTTGATCTATACTCATACCCATTTGTGTCTACACTGCACCCAATTACTGGTAATACAATTAATGTCGATATTACCAAAGTGAACGCTATTTTGTCAGCTCGCAGAAGTAATGAGCGCATGCATCCTCCATCATTGTATAGTCTTCTCAATATCCTGTTTGATAAGACCAACTACTTTTAAAATGACCTTCAGGTCATACTCACCATAATTACCATAGTGAGACTGTATGTAGGTCTGTGATTGCCAGGCTTCACAAACCTGGACGCATTTAGACCATTCTGTTTTAGTGCCTGCAGAAAATCCTTCAGCATATGGATCGTCAATCATAATGTCTCCTATAGTGAAAAAGGCCGCAACGTGTGCGGCCATTGTTATTACTCAGCGGGGCCAAGTATTTCATCGGACAAAGCGTCCAAGTCTACCGGGACGTTTTTAGTTTTCTTCGTAAAAGAAAGCGTATTGCCCGGAAGCCCAACACCCTTCATGCCTATTTCTGACGCGACGTGGCCGGCAGCAAACTGGCCAGCAAACGCTAAATAGTTCATGGCGTCAACGTAATTATCTTCATACGCACGCTTCTCCTGCATGCGACCAAGCTTCACGCAATGCAAGATCATTGCAATATCGTAAGGCGTGTATTCCTCACCCATTGTCGCCGTTGCAATGCGCGCAATGATTTCAAAGCATGCGTCAGGTGATCCGTATTGCTTTGATCTGTCGTCAACGATTTTTGCGGCAGTGAGTAATGCTTCCTTGTGATGCATATCTATCTCCTATTTCTCACACATATTGATTGGTAAAAACTTTAACCTTGCCCACGTAGCGATGATTAATCGCGACATTGCCACGACTAATATAGTTTGCTGAATAGCGATCTTTATAAAACTCTTCAACGACTACGTAATCATTCTCGTTAAGAGCGCGAACAAAATCCTCAAGACTGTTTGATGATTTGTGTTCGACATGCATTTGGTGAACAAGGTTATCTGTGTAAGACGGCATGTTCATCGTTATTAAAAATCGCATATCAATTCCCTATTAAGCCGGGGTGTGATGCGGCTTTGCATTGTAACACCACACCCCTTTATTAGATGGAAACAATCCACCTAATCTTTCTTATCAACCAAAGTCATCATCCCCACCCGCGGGAGCCGAAACTTTAGTAGAGCCAGTTGATGGCGGCGTTGTTGATACTTTAGCCGACGAGCTACGCTCCTTGTGGACAAGATCATCAGGACGAGAAACCCAACCCGTGATCTTGAACTTTGGCGCGTAGTTCGTCGACTTACGGGCCCCTTCACCCGAAGTGATTGCTACTGTATCCTCAAGTGATACAATTGGCAATTTGCCTGCATTGGCGGAAGACTGAGACTTGTATTCGTCATGCAGCTGGTCAAGGCCGCGCATAAACGCCTTAGCGGTTGACGCAAACTCTCTAATGTCTCCGCCGCAATCCTTGCCAAGCTTAACAATGAAGCGGACGCCTTCGCGGAAAGTGTCGCCTGGCTGCTCTGGCTTTGGGCCAGACCCAAGGACTGCCATTGCAAACTGCGGAGCTCCGCTCTCAAAATCAATCCACCCAGTCTCAAGGTTCTCCAGGTCAAAGACAGCCTTAAAGCTTCTTGAAATATCCGTATTTTGGCTCTCGCCATTTACGCGATCGACGCGAAACATCTTGCCGGCGCGGGCGTCATACTTAACGATAGGAAGGAAATCACCACCGCCAGCGCTCTCGTAATTAATGCCTAATGCCATAACTATTCTCCATTATGCGACGATCTAGCCCGCCGCTTGCTCTTGTCCTTAATGGACGAAGCTCTCACATTTTCCAGATGTCAAAGACTGCCTGACGCGCAAAGGGATCATTAAAATAAAAGCTGTCAACATCAGGAACAACAAGCGCGGCAAGTTCCATCGGATCGTCACTGATAGATAAAAATTTTTGAATTGCAAGCCCTATTCTGCCTAACGTCGCGACGTGCTCCTCAACATTCTCCAAGCGATAAACGGCGCTCTTTTTAGTGCTTACGTAAGCCAAACGCGGATCAAGGTCGTTACCCTTTGCGGCAGTGTATAGCGCCACTTGTCGCGCGTGGTTCGTCTTTATCTTAGACGGGATGGCGTGTGTCGTTTTAAGGTCTACGATAATCTTGTGATTTTGCCATTCAAAATCAAAGTAACCAATGAATGGGACGAGGAGACCCTCAAACCGATACTCAATCTTTCCTTGCGCGCCAGTCGGATGCCCATAAGGTCTAAGCTCTTTGAGGCCGACGCGGACCATATCTGCAACAGCTGCACGCTCTTTTTCTTTTTGCGGGTCCTGGGAGATCGCAGAAAGCTCATAAAACTTTTCATTTGCGACGCGGATGCATTCATCGTCTAAGGCTCCTGTCTCTAAGCCGTGAGCAATTCCGGCCTCTACCGCGGTCCCCCTGAATGCGGCGCAGCCTACCTGGCCTCGTTGCTTCAAGCATTTCTCAAGGACAAAGGAGGCGGGGCTTCCAACGTATGTGTTGCATGTTGACGGGGACAGGTGCGGTATGCCGTGGATTTCAAACGGGTTTTTCATAATATCCAATCTCAATTTTGATTTGTGTCACCCTGACTACACAAAACCGCCCCGTCAACCCACTTGACAAAAAAAATCCGGGAGGGCAGCTTGAGCGTCAAAATATGCACTAAGGGGAAATTGATATGAATAAGCGCGATGGAAATAAGGGTCTTACATTTGAAGGAAAGGTCGATTTATCTCATTGGGATCTTTTTTCTATAGATAAAAAAATTGAAGATGCTTTTGATGATTTTGAAACAATGATGGAACAAACAATCCAAAAAGCCAGGGATAATATAGAAAAAGCAATTGGAAAAACGGAAGACCGCGTCAGAGAAATATCAAGCGACGTTCTTCAGATAGCATTAGAGGAAGACCTCACTGTAGGGTTTTGGGAAATAGCAGAACATCCTGAGAAATTAACGATCTATTTATCTGAGTTTGCAGAGGACGGCTATCACGTCCACGTAGACATAAAAAAAGCTATTCACGAACTCCTTATTGACGCCTGTCGCCAAGACAGTGACGGATACGTCAGCGACGAATATGAAGAGCATATAATTAAATTTGCTTCTATGCTTGATGATATTTCAAATGAGTTAAAAACCGCCATCAGGCCAAAGGAAAAAGAATGACATACAAATGCATAATGGGCGTTGATCCTGGCGCGTCAGGAGCCGTGGCGTTTTACTACACAAACGACATCCACCTCATTGCGGCGTATGACGTGCCGATTATAGGAAAAGAAATAAATGCGACGGCATTGTTTGAGCTCATTAAGCATCACGCGCCGGATATGGCAGTTGTCGAAAGCGTCCACGCGATGCCGAAGCAAGGCGTTAGTTCGGTCTTCAATTTTGGTATGGCATATGGCGTCGCAAAAGGCGTTATCGGAGCGGCAGGCATCAGAAGAGTTGATGTGTCCCCCGGTAAGTGGAAGAGGCATTTTGGCCTTTCGGCGGATAAAGAGTCTGCAAGGGCGCTGGCTATTAGCCAATGGCCTAAGAGCGAACATTTTCGCCGCAAGAAAGATCACGGCAGGGCAGAGGCGGCGTTACTAGCTTTGTATGGTGCTCAAACACAAATGTAATGGAGATTGACGTGAGTGAATATTCAGACCTCGTGAAGCGATTGCGAACAGAATGGTATGATGGCGAAATTGATTGCGAAGCCGCCGACGTTATTGAGCTCTTACAGCGTGAACTAAAGTGCGCGAATGAACTATGGGAGCAGCAAAAGGAACTGGCTTTGGAATATTTGGCTGACATAGAAAAAGCTAATGAGCGGATTGCTGAACTAGAGGCAGCGTTAAAGCCGTTCGCGCTAGGAGGGACAGCAATAGAAGCCGGACATAATGCTGCATCAGACGACTATCCTTTGATGCAAGTTGTATCATGTGGCGACCTACGCCAAGCTCGTAAGGTATTGGGAG